ACGGCGCCAAAAAGCCAGTCCCTTTTTCCTGTGGTTTGAATAAACAAACCTTCCCGCTCGCGTGCACTTTTCCTGTCCTCAACTTCTGAGCGGAAAAAATCCAAATCGGTTTGCAAATCGAGCCGCGTCATTTCGAGCTCGAAAGTCAAACGGGCCTTTTCAAATTCTAGTGAAAGCTGGGTATGTTCTTCGCTTTTATGCTTTTGGCCGTTAATCCACGCGCCAACCATTTCGAGCGCTTGTATTCCTGTAATATCTCCCGCAATTTCGAGAATATCGCCCGCGACGGGTTTTACCTTATCTTTTAAAAAGGCGTTGAATTTTGAGCCTTTTAATCGCTCAGAAATTGGCGGGCGTTTATTCTTTTCGTCCATTATTTTTTAGGCATAAAAAACGAGAGTACTCCCGTCAAAATTTTACGGTAATTACTCATTACATAAATAAAGATTTTTTCGCCCATTAACGTAGCCATTGGCACGGCCCAGGTGGATTCGGTTTCGTGCCCGTTTAGTTGGCAATAAATAGCGGTCTGATAACCGCAAAAAATGGACAGGCCAATTACGGCAATCCATTGTAAAATGCTCAGAGCTCTTTTCATATAAATTTCATAACTGATTTTCCCGAGAATACCGATAATGATTCCCATCACCCAGCTATTGACATCGCTAATTATATCCGAAATGTAAGTAAAAAAACTCATTTTGTTTTTTTGGTTTTTGAAAGTAACTGTTTTTCGTATTTCTTAAGCGCCTCAAGTTGAGAGCGTTTTTTTTCGTTTAATTTCTTCATGGTATTTGGCTTATTCTTTTCTCTCCATAGGTACGGCTTGAGGCCGTATTTCCCGAGCTGAATAAATAATTTTGCGAACCTTTCTTTATTGATATTGGGCAGCGCTGGGGCCATACGTTATTCGTGTATTCGGGAAAAAGAAATGAGTTAGCACAAAGGTAATCGACCATCAGGCTCGTATAATGCTCGGCGTTTTGTTGCCACCTTGCTAGTTGGTCTTTAAATACGACATCGCCTACGGGAGTAGTATCGTCGGAGGTTCTTTGTACCATCGTCCCGTTATCTACTTTATACGTCAAAGAGGGCGCCGCCTCGACCATTGTCCACCACATAACAACTCGGCGGGCGTAATCGTCGACTAGCGTTAAATAATCGCCCGAAAGCGTGTTATTTGCAATATCGTTTTTAATCTTTTCGTATAAATTAGTTCCCAAATAAGGCGCGAGAAATTTATCCTGAGCCAAATAAATAGACGGGTAAAGTAAGTTAGGGTCGACCGCCCCATTTACGGTTGTATACTTTTTAATATATACGTCGTTTATAATTAAAACCTCCATAGCTTTTTAATTTTAGCGTCTGTAATTTTTCCCGTCCTTTCCATACACGGGGTTCGTTTCTAAAAATCCGTTGTAATCTTGGTCGACGGGTAGCAGGCTAACTCGAATATCGTTGCGAACTGTATAACCCATTTTCTCGGCTTTTCTCACCGCGATTTGTTGGGCGTCATTAGCCAGCGGGTTAATTCCTTTCGCGTTAATATAAACCTCTTTTTGCCAAAAATGGTGGCAATTTCCACCGCCTTTGTAATAAAATATATTATAATAATCGGTTCCGTTTGGCCCCCACCCTGGGTTAACTCTTTTATCCTCCATTGCCTCAATGTCCTCTTTCCTGTATAGCTTATCCGCGCTTAACATTTTAGCGCAAAATGGGCGCGTGCTCGAGGCTTTTCCTTTGTACCTATAACGCGTCATGAAGGTAACACCCGCGTAGTTTGTTTCGTCTTGATCGCTAGGCTTCATTGGCTTCGCCGAACCTGTCGAAACTGCTAATTCGTGGGCCTCGATTTTTACTAACTCTTCATTTTCCAAATCGTCATTTTCGTAATCGACTTCGTAGGCATCAATTAAAATATAACCCTCGGGGGCGTCCTCGCCTAAGGAAATTAATTCGTCGGCTATTTCGCTTCCCATTTCCTCGCGGTTAATCCTTTCAACCATACGCGCCGCCCAATCGCGCCCAGCATCACCGCCCCACAGTTCCCACGCGATACGCCCCGCGCTAGGAAAACCATCCTCGCCTTGATTCCACCCGCTCGCCTCTTTGTCCACGGCATGGCGGCTGAAATAACTATTCATTCGCTTAATTGTGTCAACTGATAAATTACGGCCGTTTGAAATATCGCGAGCCCTAGCGACGCCGACTTCGGTTCCCCCTCTGTTATATTCGGCCCTCCATTTTAGGCCCAATTCGGCCGCCGCTTTCATTTCATTTGTTGGCTCGAATGACTCCTCAGCTAAGCACGTACATTCTTTTTTTTTTTCACCGTTTACGTGGCTTAAAAAAGTTTGAAGCGCGCCCATTGCCACCTCGTTAGGATTGACCGAACCCGCAACGATACCGCTAAAAATTTCGTTAATCTGAGCGTCGGTAAGCGTTGGGAAGCTCGCACGCATAACCCCTTTAGCACTTTCCACAGGTAGAACGCCCGTAGCCGCTTGAATGAGTATTTCAACCATTGAGGCGATTTGAGCCCAATTAAGAGCCGTTCCCGCAACGTCCGCACCTGAATCAATAGCAACCTCGGCGGGCTCGTCTATTGTTGGCGTATTGCTTACGATTTGGGCCGCTTCCGTTATCGGCGAATTTGGAATAACTGTAATAGTCAATCCTGGCATTTCGAAGCCCAAAACCTCCTCGAATGATTTGGCTATTTTGTTTTGAGCGGGTTGAATTACTTGATTCGTGAATATTTCCAAACCGACCGCCATTTCGTCCTTATTAGAACCGAAACCGCCGCCCGTATCGCGTATTCCAAAAATCAAAGGAGTAACTACGCGGTGAGCAACCATTATGAGCGAGGTCGATTCCTTCGAAAGAAACTCATATTGTTTATCGGCGTCGCTGAGCGGAAATGTAGTAATCTCAGGGCGCGGCGTATCGCGCTCGTTAAACGTCATTATAAACTTTCCCGCGTTCCTCGCCCCTGTTAGTTGGCGTTCCCAATCTCTTTTTATTTGCCCTTGTTCGTCGGGAGCTGGCGCGCCTTGAAATAAGCTAACAATCATTGAGGGGCTGAGCCCGTTCATGATATTATTGACGTGGTAAACGCTGATTTCCTTCGCGAGCTCAATAGAATTTATAGCGCTGTAATAGTCGGGGCGTGGGTAGAAATTAGAACCCGCGTAATTAAAGCAATAATAAACCTGTCGCGGTTCCTCGCCCTTGCTCATTACGTTATAAATCGGTATAAACTCGGGTTTATTCCTTTTCTTTCGAGTATTGGCCCAGTCGTTTGAATGATAAACGCCGCAAATTTCCTCCTCCTCACCCGTTACCGCTATACGGCACTCCTCAAAAGGCAAATGCCTCATTTTCGCCACGTTTTCGCGGTCTACCGTGTAAATAATTTCAATATAAAAACCGCCGTATAATTTCAAGTCATTAGAACACCCGTAAAAAACGTCGTAGGCTTTTAGCTCTTCGAGCCTTTTATTATATACGCCCGCTTGTATTCCTTTCCCCGCTATCATTTCGCCAATGGAAACGCACAGCGAACCATGAACGGCCCCTGTTTGGGCTAGTTCCCTGAGGTATTGCGGGAATAAATTATCTACTCCATAGCTTACCCAGCCCGAGCGGTCTAATTTTTCAGCTGAGCTTCTAACCGTGTAGTCGGCTAGTTCTAATCTTTTGACTTGGTTAGGGGTTTCCATTGTAAATAATATCGTCGGTTATGGTTATCGAAGGAACGTCGTAATACTGAGTCGAATTAACGAGGTCAATAGTACCTATTTTGCACAGGCCCACAACGGCCGCGTTATTCGGGTCTAAATTTACGGCTGAATTTTGCCCGTAAACAGAGTACCTATAACGGCCTTGTAAAGTTAGGCCGACCGTGGTAACGGTTAATTGTGTTATTCTCTGATTTTCGAGCACAATTACGGGCACTTGGGCGATTGAGTCGCCCGCCGTAGAATTCTCTTCATGGGTTATAATCAAAAGAAAATGCGTAAACGTAGCGGCGAAGTATTGCCGCGTTTCGTTTAAAGTTAGTCGGAGCGTTTGCCCCGCGGTATTTGTAGTTAAATAGTTCATTTTATTAAAAAGGGCGGGCTATAATACCCGCCCCATTTAAATGTATAACCCGAAAACCTATGAATTAACAACGGTAATACCCGTAAAATTATCGAAAGGCACGGAAGTGTAAGCCTCCAAAAAGTCGGGTTGGCCTGGCTCCTGAGCGTTAACCGTAATTTGGTATCCGTTCAAATCGCCCTTAGCTTTTCCTGACTGATAAGAACCAGTTGTTAAGAAAGCGCCGTCGGTTCGGCCAACACATACGATTTGATCGTCGTATAATTGAACGAACACAATTAGTTTCGCTTTGCTCATTTGCTCGAGCTCTTTTTTCTTATCGTTGGCCAACTTACCCAAAGTAAGCTCAACCGTTTGGTCGTAGTATAGCGTTCCGTTTTCGAGGTTCGCAGTCGGAACCACGGTTAGCGCTCCCGTGTTGCGGTTGGGTTGGTATTGAAAAACGTCCACGCTTCCCGCCGTACCTGGCAAAGCGTCGATAATTCCATTAGCGTCTAGTGTAATTCCACTCGCGAAAAATTCCCAATTCGCGAAATAGATATTTTTAACGCCGCCGACCCCTTCATTACAATCGAGCATAAAGCCCGCCGAAAGTAAACAAGGCATAGTATTATATTTTTTAAATTATTTTAAAAATGGGGGGCGGTTAAACCCCCCGTTATTTTAATTAGAACCAAGTACCGTAGGCAGCGATTTCGTTTCCGAAACCGAACTGAGCACCCGCGAAAAACTTAGCAGAGAAACGTACGTTGTCCTCGGCAAATTGGCCCATATCTACCAATTGGATATTATTCCAATCAGCCAATACATTAGTACCAAACCAAAGGTTTGATTTCTGAGCCATTACGATAGTATCATCAGGCATACCACCACACACCGCCATTTGATAACCCAAATAAGCCTTAGGCATGTCAGGGCCGCCGTATGTATACCAACCGTTACCCGCCGCCGCGCTAGCAATCATAAAGGCTTCCCAAACATTTTGAGACACGTAAATAATTGGCTTTTCGGTTGCACGCTTAACCGCCGTTGGCAAAGCCGCAACGGTCAAAGCTATTTTAGAAATAACGTTACCGCTATTAATTGCCACAGGTGTAGCGACGAAATTAACGCCCGAACCAACCGCGCCCATCAAAGTAAGCAAGCCGTCGTATTCAGTACCGCTAGCGGCTCCCGTCCATACGAGTTCCTCATTCTTTGCCGCGATGCCCTCGAGCATATTAGCGATAAGAGTATCGGCCAATGCTGGCTCGATTTCGCCGCGCTGAAAATCACCCGCCGCCCAGTCATTCAAGAAATCATTTTTGCAAATGTTTCTCTGTACTTGGAATTTTGAAAGGGTCAAAACGCGCTCAGTAATTGTAACCTCGCCTAGTGGTGTAAAATCGCACGTTGGCTCTTCAAAAGTGATATCGTCAACGAGTTTTTTTACTACTTGTTTATAGTCGATATTTTCTTTTACTGTCAAATATTGCAGGCTCTCATTTGCGAGGAAAGCCGCTTTAATGTACTCCCCAGCGTATTTACCCGCGTAGGTAGTAGTAAGGCTCATAGTAGTTGCCATAGTCTTTTTACTTTTTTATTTTTTAATATTTTCTAAATTCTTTTGGATTCGCTCCTTAATAGTCATTTGAGCGAATGTTTTTTCTTTTTTCTCAGCACCCAAAACGACCTTAGTAGTCGGCTTATCCTTTACGCTAGCGATAGCGGGTTGCTTTTTAACCGCGGCCAATTCAGCCTTAACCGCGCTCAAATTTTCGGCGCTTTTTGTGGCTTCATTTTTCGCATTGGAAAGCTCAGTTTCGAGTTGAGCCTTTTCACCTTCAAGGGTTGAAACGCGCTCGCTGAGTTTGTTAATTGCGCTCAATAGATCGTCGGAAGACATTTCCTCCTCCATTTCAGGAACGCCCATTTCGGCAATTTGGCCGAGCTCATTCACGTCAATAAACTCGCCTGTTTCTAATTCGTAACGACCAGCGGCGGCCGCTACTTTGTTGCCCTCTTCGTCCTTTGTATAAACATCGACGCCAATAGCGAAAGATTCAGCACTCGTAAAAATCGGAGTACCGTCCTTTAGTTTTCCCTCAACTTCGAGGGCCACCTCTTCGAGTTTAATACCATGAACGCTGGGGTCAATTTTGAACTTTGAAAAAATCTCTTTCAAAGATTCTTTTAGATTAACTTTTGACATTGGTATTTAATTTTTTAATAAAAACGGGGGCGCTTTTTTTTTCCTACTTTCGTATAAATTATAAACAATGGCAAACACTTTAAAAGCTCTCGAGGTCTTAGGGCTCCCCGAAGATTTCGCGCCCTTTGACGGGCAAGTTCAAACCCGAATCCAACGCGGTTGCTGGGTGTACGAAAACACCGAAATCGTAAACGGTAAATTCACTACTTACTACACGGTTGAGTTTTACGAAAACGCTCCCCAGGCTTTCGGGTTATACGTCTTTAATCACATCGCTAATCTTATTTATAGTGGCGGTTTTAGTGATATGGGGGAAACTGAATTAGGCGGCCGTCGATTAAATAAACCCAGCTCGTTCGTTCTACACGAAAGCCCGAGCGGTATGGCGGGACAAACGGTTTATTACGTGGACGAAAATTTAATCGTTTATAACGACCGTATGGACTTCTATTTTGAGCCTTATGAAACCGCGTGGAAAGGAGTTGCCGACCCTATGGTTGACCCTATGATG